TTAAAGACTTAAAGCAATTTCCCTTTAATGGAAAATTGTGATGTTTGTTGTGAAAAGTTCAACAAAATAAATCACAAAAAGGTTGAATGTCCCTTCTGTGATTTACAGAGCTGTCGCACGTGTTCAAAGAGATACCTACTTTCCATATCAGATGACCCACATTGTATGGGTTGTAAGAATACATGGAATAGGGAGTTTGTAGACACTTGGTGTACGAAGTATTTCCGTAACACAGAACTTCGTCGTCATAGAGAAAATATATTATTTGAGAGAGAAAAAGTGAGAATGCCAGAAACACAACCTGAAGTTGAAAGGATAAGGGCTATGCGAAAACTATACGACATCATACAGGAACAGAGAAAAAGACTTTTAGAACTTTATCAGAAATATGGATTGTATAATGGACACCCCACAATTTCAGAAATACCCGAGCCAATACAGGAATTAAGATTTGAGATGGAAGAAACATATAGGGAACTTGAGAGACTTCGTCACGGTGGTGAACTTGTAGTGGGTGAAGAACCTAAAAAATTTGTTCGGAAATGCCCCACAGAAGAATGTAAAGGGTTCATGAATGAGGATTGGTTTTGTGGATTATGTGACCGACATTTTTGTGAACAGTGTAATGAAGAGGTCTGTGAGGATCATATATGTGATTCAGATGCTGTGAAGACTATGAAACTTTTAAAGAAGGATACGAAGCCATGTCCAAAATGTGGAACTATGATACAAAAACTATCTGGGTGCCGACAAATGTGGTGTCCAGAATGTCATACTGCATTTGACTGGGTATCAGGTCAAATAGAAATGGGGAGAATCCATAACCCTCATTATATGGAATTTAAGAGGGGGCATATCTCATCTAGGGAACATGGAGATATACCATGTGGTGGAATACCAACATTTAGGGAACTTCGTGAGATAAATTCACCAGACAACATCACACGGTTTGCCATGACACTAAGTGAACTTGATAGGGACCTCATATACAGATATGGTGATATATACGATGGTGACAACCAATACCTACGTGTAGCTTATATGTTAAATGAAATTGAAGAGACATTCTTAAAGAAAGAAATACAGAGACGTGACAAACAGAGAGAACGACACCGGGACATTACTAATATTTTCAGAATGGTCATAGACACAGGTGGTGATCTCCTAAGACAATATGTTCTTAAACCGGAAAGTTATGATGAAATTATAACGATATGTAAAAAATTAATTGAATATGCCAATGATATTTTAATGACAATACGAAAAAGATATAATTGTGTCGCACCCTATAATATTTATCTACACTAAATATAAGATGATACTTTTATTGGTTATTCTATTTTTGATCTGGTATCTCATACCAACATATACAAAACCTAGGGTGATACCAAATTTCCTGACAGAGGGAGAGATCAATCATATAAAAAAAAAGGCTGAGAGTAAGTTTTCTGTATCAACAGTAGCAGAGAATAAAACTATTGACAAAACTATGAGAGATAGTGATACGGCGTGGTTGGATCTAGATGACCCAATTGTGAACCGAGTTACAGAGAAATGTGCTGGTCTCACCGATAGACCACTTAAAAACTGTGAAAAGTTACAGGTACTGCGTTACAAAACAGGTGGGTTTTATAATCCACACCAAGATACATTCAGTGATACAAAGGGGAACAAGAGAATGTACACGATCATTTTAGCTCTCAATGATGACTATGAAGAGGGTGAGACTGTATTCCCAAATCTAAGAAGGAAATATAAACTAAACAAAGGTGATGCACTCTTTTTCAATACCTTAGACAATTACGAGTTAATCACATCCAAGGCTTTACACGGTGGGGCACCTGTAAAGTCTGGTGAAAAATGGATATGTAATCTTTGGGTACATAAGTTTCCATACAATTAGTTTAACAACTGTTTAGGTTTATAGCTATTGTTATTCTACCGGGAATTTTTACTGAATTAACATAATGATACAACGAACTAGGGAAAATTAGTACACTTCCTTCTTTTATATCTTTTACCGTACGTGTATCAAATTGAGTTTCTGATATAAAGTTTGATGTTGTAGATATCCAATCATTTGTCATTTCTTTAAAAACAGTAGCATTATCCTTATTTTCATCCTTTAAGATATATATCATAGAGAATGTATCAGAAGCATTTGCTACATGATTATGGACTGTAAAATTACCACCTTCCTTATAACATGTATACCAGGCATCAGTAATCATAGATTCCTCAAACTTACTGCTGCTTGCATTCGGGTGGTTTCTCAACTCAGCCATTGCATTTTCTAGAGGATCCCATACAATATTTTTTAATATATTTTGATCATGATTCTTCAGTATATTTCGTTCTTCTATATAACTCGTTGAAGCTGCATACAACCCATCACTACCATGCTTATATTTTTTTACATCTTCCCGTTTATATATTTCTTTAAGAAGTACATCTTTAATTTTATCGTGATCCTTCACTTGTTGCCAATATACAAAATTGGCTGGAAAGTAATATATTCCCATCTTACCAAGTTAAAGATGTATTACTTTAAGTATTTACAATGGTAGATGTTTCTTATTTAGATACAGCGACACCACTAACTTCTTTTCTCGTTGCAATGTTAGTTGGTGTTACACATGTATTACTTGGTCCAGATCATATTAGTGCATTATTCCTACTCGTCGCAGGTGTAAAGAGACGAGAACATTTAAATGAAAATAGTACCTCATTTTCTACATGGAAAAAATGTACATCACAAGGATTTAGATGGGGGGTTGGACATACAATAGGTCTAAGTTTTATGACAAGTATATTTATGATTTTTAGAGATGATATTCCAATAGATAAAATTGGAGTGGCGAGTGATTACATTGTGGGATCAATGATGATATTGATTGGAACTGCAACCCTCTTTTCACTTTATAAATGGTATAAAAATGAAAAAGTTCGTTTACAACATATTAATGGTCAAATTGACACGGAAATCGGGGGACATCTTACAGATGGCTTACCTTTACCTGTTATATATATATCAGATGCTCACACTGAAGCACATGAACACCATTTAACACATACCCATACAGATTCCAATGCTGTTAGTGAACGTAAAACACTATGGGATAAATTCAAAACATGGAGAATGGGTGATACATTCACTGATAATTCTACAAGTGCTTATGTAATTGGTGGTATTCATGGTATATCTGGTTTAAGTGGTATAGTATACGTCCTCCCAGCATTATTCTTAAATGATAATTTCCGTCTATTTTTGTATATGTTAGGGTTTTTCCTAACATCAATCGCAAGTATGTCACTCGTGGGTGGTACTTTGGGTCTTGTCCCAGGTGGAACTGTCAAAATCATGACCCTTAATGGCATCGCTGGTGTGTCTGTAATTGGTATTGGTGTTATGTGGATTGTTCTATCATATTTAGGGCTACTTGATTTATAACGAACTATAAATATTAAATGCAATTGTCCTCCTCCCGGGTTTTATAGATTTTCTCACCATATGTGAAAGTTGATACGGGAAAATGAGAACGGTACCTTCTCCTATATCATCAATAGTACCTGTATTAAACTCGTAACATAGTTTAGTATTATGAAATGGTTCCCCTTGGGGACTCCTAAAAACAATAGAACTTGATTCATTATCATCATTTAGAATATATATACCCGAAAACGTAGGGTTATACTCTATATTATCTATTATTTTTATATGATCATATTGATCGTGTAATTCTTGATTATCATTTTTATCAAAAGTGCAAAACCAATAATGATCAAGCATTGATTCCTTTAGATTTATTTTACATTGATATTGAGAGTTTATATCCTTTATAAAATTATCAATTGGATTCCATATAATTGTATTTATATCCTCATTTTCCAAGAAAGTATTCAGTTCTGGGTGTAGAATAGATATATATTTTGATTTTTCAAGAGGGGAAAAAGGGTTCGTTAGATCAAATGGATGTGTCTGTTCTATTTTATCGATAATCGGCATATATTTTTTTTTTAATTCATCATGTTTTTTTAGTTTTTCCCAATAAACGTAAGTGGTTGGAAATTGCTTATGCGGCATCCTTATTCTATAGAGTCTAATAAACTTTAAGTAATTCCCCTCTCACATTCGATCATAATTAAAATTTCATGGTAAAGTACTAAAAATATTAAATGCAATTGTCCTCCTCCCGGGTTTTATATTTTTTTTCACCATATGTGAAAGTTGACTCGGGAAAATGAGAACGGTGCCTTCTTCTATATCATCACTAGTAGCTGTATCAAAATAAAAGGTATCGAGAGACTTAGAAAATGGTTGATGCACACCACTCCTAAAAAAAACAGAACTTGATTCATTATCATCATTTAGAATATATATACCCGAAAACGTTGTATGATACTCTATACCATTTTTATATCTTACATGATCATAATGATCGTGTAATTCTTGATTATCGTTTTTATCATAAGTGCAAAACCAATAATGATCAAGATATGAATCATTTAGATCTATTTTACATTGATATTGAGAGTTTATATCCTTTATAAAATTATCAATTGGATTCCATATAATTGTATTTATATCCTCCTTTTCCAAGAAAGTGTTCAGTTCTGGGTGTAGAATAGATATATTTTTTATACTACAATCAAACTGGCTATAAGGGTTCTGTTTAGTTTTAGTTGGATGTGTCTGTTCTATTTTATCGATAATCGGCATATATTTTTTTTTCAATTCATCATGTTTTTTTAGTTTTTCCCAATAAACGTAAGTGGTTGGAAATTGCTTATGCGGCATCCTTATTCTATAGAGTCTAATAAACTTTAAGTAATTCCCCTCTCACATTTAATTTAGTTCTGTTAAGCATATGAAGTGATTCAATAGATTCCTTATTCTGACCCGAATAAGGAACGGCGTACGCATTCTCACACAACCATTTATTGACATTGGTCCATTTATCATCCTTATAAATCCATAATTCTACTGATATACGATTAGATAAATCATTTAATTCACTTTTTAGGCATCTGAGTTGGATCTTCACATCACCCTCCTCATAATTCACACCCATTGGGAGTAATTCACTCAACGCAAACCTGGTGAGGAGGCCGTACTTCTTCTCTTCACGGTTGCGTGTCCTAGATGCAGGTGTTCTAATTCCCAAAAGACACACCCTCTGTTGAGTGTATACACCAAATCCTAGATCTATAGTTACATCAATCATATCACCATCTACAATTCTGTTGATATATGAAACCTTGTAAACATTTTCACAAATAGGTTGACTGTAATTGGCCATTTATTATATATTAATATTATATAAATGAAGTCTGTGGTATTCACATATGGTCGTTTCAACCCACCCCACAAGGGTCATAGAATGATGATTGAACAGGTGATTGAGACTGCTCGCAAATCAAACAAAACACCGGTTGTTGTGGTGTCACACTCTACGGGTAATGCAAAAAACCCACTTCCAGTGGAGAACAAGATGAGAATCCTCAAGAGGTGGTTTCCAAATGTGAGCATTGTGAGCTCTGCGAAAGACCGAAGTATAGCTAAGATTACCGAAAACTTCAATAAAAACTCTGTGATGATTGTTGGAGAGAATCGTCAAAATACTTTCAAGTTCTTACCATTTAAGAAAGTTGCATTAAATAGATCCCCAAATGCACCTTCAGCCACGATGGCTAGAGCTGCAGCTGTATCCGGTAATAAAAACGCATTCAAAAATATGACTGGCTACAACCTCACAAACAATTTGAGGAATAAGATTGTTAAAGCTAAAGCTAAAAAGTAAAGTAATGTTAGACGTAGTAGCCCTCGCTACAAAAGTCTACACCCAGTTAGGACCTGGGTACAGTGAGAGAGTATACCACAATGCTATGGAGGTACTTCTCCGTAAGGATGGAGTTCAATATGAATCGGAACGGATTGTTCCCATTCCCTTTGAGGGCCACGTGATAGGTAATTTGAGGGCTGATATTATTGTGAACAATGAGAGTATCCTAGAGTTCAAGACAATCAAGACCCTCAATGATCAAGCTGATCTTCAGGTTCAAAACTATCTGATTCTGACAGGTCTGAAGAAGGCGTATCTGGTAAACTTTCCTCCGTTTCCGAATCGGGAGGTTGAGGTTCGTTGCATTGCATTAGGATCATTAGAGGAAACAGTTTAGCTAATATTTTATAAAACGCTTTCGCTTCATCGTGATATTTCTTTGGGTCACGGAGACCTTCTGTGAGTACCTCTTTAGCTCTGTCCATATGATACGCTGCCTCATCTATACAGAACTGTTCGTATTCATCCATTAATTTAAGTAACACTAGACCCTTTAAGTCTTTGGACATATTGGACATTTATGAAGTCTAGGAAAACACTTTGAGGCACATACAAAATGGGTACATTTTCTAAACTTGACACACTTCTTGGTATCTAGACACGCTGGACATTCCATATACTCCTTAAACTCTAATACTTCATTTTTGAATCTCCAGAAACAATTCGAACACACCTTTAGACCTGGTTTCATCATTTTGAAACATACATCATAGTTTGGACAGTTCATATGAAGTAAAAGACCGTCACACCTTTAAACTCAAATGGTTGGTATAAATTCCCATTTGAGTGTATCACAAATCTTATTCCATATTATATCTTGGGCATACAATTTACTCTTGGATTTAAGGAGTGGAAAGTATTGTAGATATTGATCTTCATCCAAAAGTTCACAAAACTTATAGAGTACGTAGGAATAACTGAGAAAGTTTTTCCTTTCTGTAGGACAATTATCATCAAAAGGTTTTTGAATATCTTTAAACATAATACGCAATCTCTCCTCTAATTCTTGTGGCATATTGGGTGCCTTAATACCATTTAGAATATTGGTGATATAGGGTACATGTTCATAATACTTATTTAGTCTCAACTTTTTTAGAAGACCTCTAATTTTCGTATGTGTAATCTCGTCTAATTTCTTAATCTTCATTTTTTTGAGTTCAGTTCTCAATTGATCCATGACTTCTAGGGGTATTGAAGTCATTTCTTGTGCCTGAAATTGACTTAACCACTCATTGAAATGATTTTCCCTCTTGTAACTATAATTTATAATCTTCACAGTCGTCTCTTGTTCTTCTCTATATGTCAACTCATCACTGATTATCACCGCTACAACTAAACCACAAGAATCACAAATTAATTCACTTGTAGAATTGAAATTAAGTAAATTACTATATGAACATGTAGGGCATTGATCTATTACAGAGTATTCTGCATCTCTATATAGATTCTGTTTTTCTACATTTATGAGATAATCTCTAAAAATATCCTTCCGTTTAAGTCCGACAGTCTCTTTCACATTGAAAATATTATCTGTGCAGATTTGGTCTTCAGTTTCATCAGCATATTGATTCAGAAATGGCATACATCGGATGAGATACTCTGCCATTTCACCCTCATATTTACGTCTATTGGTCGGGTCCGATTCTATAAGTTGATTCCAAATGTCAATTTTATTATTATATCTACTTAAAAAGTTACCCTCCATTATAGTTAACAATGTTGTTCAAACTTTTAAGTACCATTTTCTATTTTTATAAGAAACTAACTACACCAAGTGATTATAGTATTATATCAGAGGAGATTGAATATAAAATTGATCATGACATGAAATATAGAATTGAAGATGATTTTTGGGAGAAGGAGAGTAAAAGTTGGGGTGATGGTATATTAGACGAATATCATTGTTATGCGACTAATAAACCATTTAGAAATACAATCGTACCTCAAAATGTGAATAATTTTATACTCCGAGTGAAATATTATTACGGTGGTAAAGTGTACAAGGCTATCACACAAGACATCAACTTTGTACCAGGTAAATGTGAACAGGAGAATATGATATTTAGTATTCCATTAAGTCATGTATGGATTGTTGATCATGATGACAAACCACAAATTGATATCACAGAGAAGGTTAAACGTTACGCTGGACCTAGGAATGATTTTCATGGGCAGAGAGTTCTTTTAGAAGATTTCTTGTATTATACACGTAAAACCTTAGAATCACAATTCCCTAAGATAATACTGACAAACTCTCTAGGTATGAAAAAAATTGTATTTACTACACAGGGTTACACTACTAATCTTCGTTTACCTTAGTCGCGAGGTAGAACTTTACCTCACCCAAGTTTGCCACATTATATTTTAGAATTAGAAATCTATTACCCTCTTCCTGCATAATTTGCACAGACGTACACATACTCGTCGCCTTTGTAAAGATATTCATATACTTGAGACTATACGTACCCTTGATTTCTTGACTCTCTTCAGGGCATTCAATACAGGTTTCCTGGTTTGCAAAGTCTCCTTCACATCGTAGACGAAGTTGATTACCAATCCTCGTAATTTCAATATCAGAACCAATGTTTGACATATCTCTACACAGTCTCTGGAAATCGGAGGATGCTAAAATTGTATTACTTGTCATTTTAACATCTGGAACCTCGATACGACTTTCATTAATGTCAAGAAGTTTGAGTTGAAACTTTGTACTCGTTTTCTTTGATTCACTTGTAATCTCAATATCCATATATTCTTTAGAATTAATCTCAATTGTGAGAACATCAGTATTTGTAATTGTTTTCAAAAGTTTGAATGTATTTGAAATATTAATACCAGCAATAATTTCATCTTGTTCACACTTATATTCTTCAAAGTTGTCAGCCGCTAAGAACATATCAATTAGGGATGTCCTGGCTGTATCTAGGGTTACAATATACATTCCACTAGGACGAAAGTAAATATTAACATCATTGAGGATATCTTTGAGTACCTCAAATGTTGATTTGATAGCAGATGCTTGAATCGTTACCAATTTCATATTACTAAATATTTCGCGTTATATCTTTAATTAGTTTGATCAGAATATGCTACACCCTTACTTACATCTCTACCGATTTTAGCTTCTAATTCCTTCGTCATAGCTGGTTGTAGGGATTGACCATAAGAATCCAGAGCAAATAATTCTGTGTCATTATCTTCATCATCTAGTGTTGTCATAGAACATGCTCCACTGAAACCCCAGTTACCAATTTCCTTATTGGGGAGGAGGGAATCTAACCAGTTTTTTATTTCAGTACCAACAAGAACTTTACCATTCTTTGTCAGCATGGTGGGGACCCGTGTGATTTTGTTTTTATAGGCAGGTGGAATACCCTGAGTGTTTATATTGTGGAAGTGCACAAGTTGTTTCAACTGTGGTTGTCTGTTTATATATTCAATAACCTCCATAGAATGTTTACACCGTGGACTATATATCAGTAGAGACATCTAATATGTATATGGTATTTTGTAAAAAAAAATTAACGCATAGTAGTAAAGATGAAGTTGTTGATACCAGTTATCCTTCTTGTCATTGTCCTGTTACTTACAACCAACCGAGAACCATTCACAGAATTGTTTGGAAAATCAGGGTACACCCAACCAGTTGGTCGTATTCGGTTTGATGATACCAAACCAATTTTGTCTGATTTCACCCAGGCTGAAGCTGACATTGATAACGATATGATGCAGAACTTTGTTCTCCAAACCAATAAAGAAATATCTAAACGTACTGGACTTTGTACATATATTATTGAAACTACCGGTCTTAAAAAGTTTGTCAAGGAAGATAAGACAATCTATGAATGTAAATTTATGACTGTGAAGAACAATGGTTTCTCATTTGGTTTCTCTGTTGTGTCCTATTTTGAGATCATTAATGGGGTTGTGAAGTTGATTTCGCTTCGTACACAACCACTTGATGTTGAATCTGCTTCGGATATTGCCCCTTTTGTTGATAGTGTCTCTGGTAAAGATTTCGTAAACTACGATCTGGTGAAGGAAAAGGCTACACCCACTCTCAGTGAGTTAGAAATGGCCAAAAATAAATTGCAGTAATTATAATGATCAGCATCAATGATGTGACAAGGATTGACGAGAAGAGAAAACAGATCAAAAAGGATATATATATACGAATATATGAACAGTTTTCTCGTAAAATAAAACAATGTGTTGAACTCGGCCACAAACAGATATTTTTGACAGTACCCACGTTTGTAGTTGGGTGTCCGACATTTGATAGATCAGCAGCAGCCAGATATGTGGCACGACAATTTATGTTGGGTGGTTTTGATGTGAGACTCGTAAGTGAATATGACATTTATGTGTCGTGGGTGGTACCCAAAAAGAAGAAGGAAAAGAGGGTTGAATCAGAAGAACCAGACTTCCCAGACCTCATGAACTTGAAGAAGATGGCTGATAAGTACAGGACGCGTGAGACTTAAAGTTTAATTATATAAAACTACTATAAATCATGTCCGATTCACTAAATATAATGGTGGAAGCGAAAAAAGAGTACATGGGTCAGCTCTGCCTCATCATGATTCCAGTTATGATTGAAGTATTCCAAGATATGTACGATGAAGCTACTAAGATCTCCAAAGGGAGAAAGACACTCATTATGTTTCAAAAACTTCTCAAAGAGGTTCCAAACTGGTCTAATCAGATGTCTGCCCAACACACGAGTAACATCGCCGATCGTTGTGCATGGTTTAACGACCTCTTGGCAGCTGTGTTCGTTGCGTGCACCAAGATTCTCTCTGCGGTTCGTCTCAAGGCTGATAATAAGAAGATTAGTCTCAAACTTCCCACTAATGAGGTGTTTATCCAATCGTGTTATAACAACATTGCGAAGGATCTTTACAGGGATCCCTACATCTTCCACGAGGAACAGAGTGAGTATATGAGGGATGATCAACTCACAAAACGTTTCTGTACGTCTATTGAATCTACTGTGAAGGAACTTATTCCGGTTCAACAAATCCTCCAGACCTACATGAGTCAAGATACTCGCGATATTGACATTGATGGAGAGGTTCAAGACACCGAGGATCCAGATGTGTTCGATGGTCCGGAAGAGACACCCTTTCCAGAGCCTGAACCAGAGTCTTTTCCTGAAAACGAACCCATGATGGATACTGAGGAGCAAATCCAACCAACTGGTCTAGAGAATGAGTTCAAGACGGTTCCAGGTGTTCAAGCCCCTGAGCCTGAGCCTGAACCCGAGTCTGAACTAGTACCTGAGATGCAATCTCTTCCACCTCAGGCCGTTGATGAAGATGAAGGTGTTCTCTTTGGTGACGCACCAGATCACCGTGTAAAAAAAACTGCGTATAATTAAATGGAATTATCCGACTATCTCAGAGACCCAATGACCGCTGCTCTCATAGGGGGGGTTATCACCGCTGGTTACATTCATGTTAAGGCTCAACTTAACAATGAAGGTAAATTAGAACTTAATAAATATGCCAAGCCAGCTGCCCTCAATGCTATTCTTGTGTTCTTCATTGTTTCCAATGGTATTGGACAAAAAGAAGCTATTTCTAATGACCCTTTTTAAACTTAAAGATTAAACCTATAATATAAGAAATGGCGTCTGTCACTGCGTTCAATGACATGCTCTCCCAATTTCTTGTGGAATTGCACAAGACTTTTCCAGAGGAAAAAGGCATAAAAAAAATGACCACTTCGTTTGAATTGATTAAACAAACCAACCCCCGTCTCATCGTTGATGGTTTCATGACCGGTGTGACTCCTTACGCGGATAAGATTTCTGGAAAGGATGAGTCCTTTCTTTTGGAGGAGATTGAGAATATTGACTTCCTCAAGGATCTCAATATTAAGAGTTACTGGAGTCGTATGAGTGAGAGTACGAAGGGTGCGACATGGCAATACCTCCAAACCCTTTACATGCTCGGGACTACTATTAATTCAATTCCAGCTGATACCCTCAGTATGATTGAAGGTATTGCTAAGGAATGTGCCGATAAGATGCAGACGGATGGTGGTGATCTTGACCAGGATGCCCTCATGAAGATGATGGGTAGCATGTTAGGTGGTATGAACAAAAAATAAACCTCAATATATATTAAATGAAGACCTGGTTTGATGATCCTCAGCAACTTATCAAGTCTGATGAGGTCTTTCAGTTCTGGCCTAATAATGAACAAACCCCAGAAGACAGAATTAACTCTTCTTCACGTTTTATAATTTATGCATCTTGTATCATCTACATTACACGCCGCGATCCACGTATTTTCGTCTTAGGTGGTACAATTATAGGGGTTCTTTATCTTATGTATAAGTCTAAGATGATCAAGGAGGGATATGTATTCGGTACTAGTGGTATGGGTGGTGGCTGTCAGATGCCCACTATGGATAATCCAATGGCTAATGTCCTTATGACAGATTACACTGATGCTCCCAACAGACTTGAAGCATGTTATTACCCAACCGTCAAACCATTTGTCAAAGCGTATTTAGATGATCGTATTCCATATGATTCTGGTAGGTCTCGGTCTCCACTCCCATCACAGCAGAAAAATGCATATGCTCGTCAGTTCGTGACGACTGCTGTTTCTCAAATTCCAGGCGATCAGACTTCTTTCGCCGAATGGTGTTATGGTACCAAAAATGGCCGTGATTGCCGAACCAATCCAGAGATGTGCAGCCCAAATGCTAGGGGTGTTCAATTAGAATCTTTCGGTGGTCTTGATATGGCTGGTGATAAACGAACTGGTATGAGTGGGGGAACTGTAGCTTAGATAAATAAATCTCATGTAATAATAAAATGGCATACCAATTGCAACCTGGTCTTGCAATAGTTCAAAACGCTGGTGCTCTCCCATCTGTGAGAGCGAATGAAGAGATATTTGTATATCCTCAGCCCAGTACTCTTAACTACTGCTGTCGTCCAAATACTATGTTGTATGGAACTGCTCCATACATGGCGGGTAAGGGAGCTCCCGCTCAATTTATTGAGGTCAGTGATCAACTCCGCCCTCAATCCACTACTCGTTTCAACAAGGTGATTGTACCCACTTACGAGCGTAACCTCTTCCCACTCACTAACATGGAGTGCAAGGTACCTCTCCGCACACTTAATTACGAACCAATGAGTACTCGCGCGGAACTCCAGAACGGTCTCTTTGATCAGAGATACGCTAATAAAAATCTTACTAAAAACTAAGAATGGCCGACCCCATTTCACTTGCAGCTATAGCTGGTCTGATTTTTGCTGGTAGATCTATGAGTAGAAAATCTAAACCAGAATTGGAACCAGTCCAGTCAATTGATATGGTTCAACAACCACAAGAACCCCAAATTACATATGAACAGGATGTACCCGAGTTCGTTGAACGTGGATTTGAACCACGCGTAGATGTACAATCAAAGAGAGAAATGGAAAGTTTTGCGGATGTTGCTCTTCAACAGAGGAGTGGTGGTCAGGAGATTCTCAATATGAGAAATCGTATGTATGACACAGGTCGTATGAATAACTTATCCCCAGTTGAGAAGCAATTAGTTGGTCCAGGTTTAGGTCTTGGATATGATACTCCAGCGAGTGGTGGTTTCCAACAGATGTTCCGAGTGAATCCCGAGAATGTTGGTGCCTACCGTCTCACTACTCTTCCCGGTCGGTCAGGTCCAGCCGTTGATGTAACTGGTGGACGTTCCGCGGTTGTTGGTCAATTGCAGCATAATAAACCTGATACCACAGCACACCTCCCATCTCGTCTTCCAGCGGTGGCTGGTCGTGCCCAGGGTATGACAGGTGCTATACCAAGACCCAGTCACCAGAAGACGATGAGAACAACGAACCGATCTGAGACTGGTCTTCGTCAAGATGGATTAGGCTTCAATGGTGCGAAGCGTTTCATATCTGCTCAAACCGTGTCACAAGATCCCACTCGTTTCAAGAGTGACCGCAACGATCAGACGTTCTCTCACTATGCCCATGCGACCCCAGGTATTACCAATTTCAAGGGTGCATACGAGACCAGTGCGGCTGCTCAAATTACCACTAAGAATAACCAGGAGTTGATGAAATATGGGTTCCGTCCAGAAGATCGTCGTGGTAAGGCTAACCGTATGGGTAACGCTGGTCGTATGAACGTGAGAGAGAGTGCCCTCAAACAGGGAGGCCGACTCACAGCTGTACGCACCGATACTACCCGCATTGATGGACGTGTCAATGGTGCAAACGGGGGGTGGACTCAAAACTATCAGCAGAAACCTTTCCACCAATTCAATGCTTACAAGGGTAATGAGAATCCATATGCCCGTGATTTGGGTGTTGCACAGAGGCAGCTCCAGAACAACCCATTGGCTCAAAGTATTTGTTAATTTTAGTCTATTAATTAGACAAAAACAATCATTAAAATAGTATACATCTATTTTAATGAAGGTTCATACCCTTGATATAGATAGTGGTGAAAGGGATACCAACGTATACACGTACGCCAATAATTACATCGTCACCCTCAAAGAACCTATATATGACGTTACGCAAATCAAATTGATTTCTGCTCGTATACCTACAGCACAATTGACTACATCTACTACGAATAAAACGTTTAGTATCCACGACTCAGGTGCACCAAATGACCTCATAGAAGTTACCCTCAATGAGACTAATTATGCAGATGGAACTGCTCTCGCAACGGATCTTGATACCCTCATGCAACCACCATTGACATTAATAGATCAGGTTATATTTGACACAGATACACAGGCTCTAACGTTTTCAAATACAGAAGTAACTGCGAGTAATACCTTCTCACTTAATTTTTTTGATGGTACGAATGGTTATTTAAGTAATGCAGTCGTGACGACACCACATCAGGTATTAGGGTTTTCATCTAAAAATACAGTTGAGAGTGTTAGTGTTGTATCTGGTGCGATTAATTTAGACGGACCTAATTCTCTCATTCTTCGCATCTCATCTGGACCCGATGAGTTTACAAAAATGGTATATTCAGCGACACCATTCTATACAGGTCATATTCTTTTGAATGGTTCCGATTTCTTAAACTTTCATCACACCGACGATCCACTTACACATGAGTTCTACAGTGGACCACAGAAGTATATAAAGGAACTTCAATTTGAGTTTTTCTACATGAGTCACGGACGTCTCATCCCGTATGATTTCAGAAATCAAGATCATATTTTGAAATTTGAAATTACATGTTCAACAGATAAATTAGAGGGTCTCCCTAGAGTTCCCATTATTGAAGTTATCGAGAAGGAGTCGGCACCAATAAGTATCCCTGAAGTGATAAGGAATTCTTATAAATGGAAAGACTATATTTCTATCGGTATCGTTATATTTATTGGATTGGTTCTCCTACTCCTTATGAAAAGACGCCCAAAAATTAGCGAGTAATCGCGTAGACGGGCTGCGCAGGCTTGGAGACACGGGTGGAGATAGTAGAGATCACCAAAAAGACCGCAATTGACAGGAGGGTGGTGAGAATCGCGGTGAGGGCGTACTGGGTACCACCGTTCTTGGGCACCTTGATCACCTGTTGGATGAACCAACGGACGAGGTCCATCCAGGACATAGCCGCCGCGAAGGAGAATCCCGCGACGATGGCGTTGAGGGATTGAGTTTCGAGTTCTTGGGTCACGAGGTTGACAGTCTTGAGAGCTTGAGCGGAAACAGCATCCATTGTATATTTATAACATATAGCTAGAAAATTTTATTCAGGTAAAAGTTCTTCTTTCTCAACTAACTTCTTATACTTCGGTCTCCTGACAATTGATGACTTGGCAAATATCTGTTCTTCATCATCCGAATCTCCATCAGTGCTGGTTCCCGAATCGTCATCATTTGTCACTTTAAATGTTTTGTATTCAGAGATCGTCCACCCCTCCGGCTCCAATGTACTCATTACTATTAATAGCATTTTTTAACAACTGTTCTGTCGGATTTTGGGGAATCCAACTGTCCCACCGATCAAATGCCTCATTCACCTGAATAAACCCTTGATCAGGACCCGAGTATCTCACAAAATCGGGAAGTTTCCCCTCTTCGTCACTTTCTTCTTCCTCTTCGTCACTTTCCTCTTCATCATATATTTCTGGCATGATAGAACCAATTGTCTTACCAACTGTATTCATCGCACAATACTTCATCGCGTATTCCATGTCTTCTGAAAGAATTACATCTCTTCCACAAGCTTTGCAATATTCAGCTGCGAGTAAGGTACTCTTCTCTATAACGGGTTGAACGATATTAATCATATCAGAAATGTACCGCCCTATCATCCCGTCACCCATATCACCGAAACCAGTTTGCATGTTCATTTTAATATTTAAGGTCAAAAATAGTTTTGGCAATTCCCCCACCAACACGAAGAATGTTGTGACTCAATGCGTAGACTTTAACTTGTCTTGCATAATCCACACATGGGGTCAGACTTAGGTTAAGAAGTTGTTCTTTTATGAGACTAAAATTAATTTGTCCCGTTGGATACCATTTTTCTGGTTCAAGGGCAAAACTATAGGAATAGAATCTTCTAATGAGTTGTGTTTTGGAGTGATGAATCGCAGCTTGAACAGCTTTGAGGAATATAACATTCCCTGTCTCCTGTGTAATAATTGGCTGACCATCTAGATCAAGTGTCAGATAGTCAAGGTTTTCATACAGAATGTATTTACCACCCGTATCTGCTAGGGTATTATCATAGTCAAATGGGGTCATAAACTCACCTTGTGCTGTACCAACATCACCTTGCCTCTGAATCACAAAATATAACTCTTTCACTGGATTTATAAAATCCATTTTGAAATTACCAGTTTGTACATTTTGAGCAACATCAAAAATGTTTTGTTGAACTTGTGTAATTATAAAATCCTTCTTTTCATTTTCAATCTTTAGTCTCTCAGTTGACTCAAGGAATGTAACTTCTGCACAGAGTGTAAACTCTTTGAGACGAATACTCCCAGTAGGTATAACAGGTTGAAGAGCCCCAGTTGACCCATTTATGATTAAGTGATCATGGTTACGAAGTTTGAACTCAACTTCAACTTCTTGTTTCTTTATGGCACATAGAGGTATAGCCAATTCTGGATTGTTGTAAAAGTAAAAGGGTAAGTCCACAAACAATTCCTCTTCTGTAGTAGCAGTACCAATTATACCGAGAATGTCTTTGTTTGATACCCTCTCAGAGGATGTGCGTTCTGGGTATTTTCCAATCAGGTGTCTGAGAGCTTTCTGTTTTGACTGTGTGACATTATGCTCTGTATAGATTTGGAGATAATCACTTGGTAATCTCTGGATAACCTTACCACCCACGATGAGATCAACATGCTCAATTAGAGCATGCCCGATAGATTCTATATATCTAGGATCATCGTATAACAATGTTGTAATGATTGGTAATTTGATCTTTACACTTAGGGTGTTCAAAAGATCTCCTGTATTTTGGGCAACTCTAAATCTCACCTTTCCACCGAAGTCTGCTGTAGTTTCTGAATCTATGTTCACATATTCTCTTGCAAAGTTGGAATGTTTTCTGAAACTTTGCAAAAAGTATGTATAGTCTGGATTAATTGTGAAGAACCTATCTTGTGGTCCAGATGCTAAAAGTTGTACACGACCAGCCATTACTAATATAACATTCTAAAATTTTAAACCTGCTAATCCACCACTAATACGAAGTAGGTTATAATTCACTGCATACACTCTAGTGTTATTATTGTCAACTGCATTAATTGGATCTATCTGAATCGTGAGGAGTTTGTGATATATTCTACTCATGTTTACTTGTCCGGTTGGGTAATACACCTCAGGTTTGAGGGCAAAACTGTACATACCAAATTCAGATTGTTTGTAATCTGTACCAGATTCATACTCTGGAGGACTTATATGATGTCGTAGGGCTTGTTCATACACGAGGAACTTCCTACCCCTATCAAACACGGTTTCATTATTGAACTTGAGTTTCACATTTGTAATAGTGTTGTACCGATTTCCGTGATTGTTTCTAACAGCTTCTTCTGATTGTGAGACAAAGAATAGTTCCCTTACTGGGTGTGAAAAATTGAGCATAACAGATTTGGTATTTTCACCAGGTTTCATGACAAATTGAGACATTTGAACTTGTGTGATGACATAGTCAATTGGTCTAGTCATTAAGTAGTCACGTTCCCTGTCAGTAAGGAATACAAACTCGGTATCTATAGAACACTTTTTCAGAGTAGCTGAAACATTCCCAGATGCACCACCCTCTATAAGTTGACTGAGAGGTCTCAATTTAATTCTGACCTCAACTAATTGTTTTGTGAGGGCACATGTTGGTATAGCTAGACTTGGATTACGGTAAAAATAAAATGGAAGATCCATAAAATATGTATAGTCACCAGTATAACTTAAAAGTTGTCCATGTCCATTTAAAAAATATACAGTTTGATCAATATCGTCATCTGTATTATACAACTGCTGATGCATGTAAATGTATTCACCTGTTATCTTTTCAATAGTTTGACCACCTATGAGAAGCTCTGCACTCTCCACCAAATGTGAAATAATAGAGGGGGACCATTCATCCCCACCCGGTGTGGGATCATCTAATATAACTTTTAGGGTTAGATTTTTTATAAGATCACCTTTATCATTTGGTAACTCAAAATGAAGAGTCTTTCCGAAATCTAAATCGGCGCCATCAAATTGACTCTCTACGTAATCAATTGCAAACTTGGTGTGTCTCCTAAAGTTTGTAAGGAAATATGAAAGTTGTGGATCTCCTGTGAGCCATTGGTCTTGGACCCCAGTGGCGGCAAGTCTTAAGCGACCTGACATTCCTACAGTAGGTGAGTAAAATTTTGCGAAATAAAACGAGACACTACATTAGAATGAATCTTCAACTGAAGAAGTTCAAACCTGAGACGATATCAGATGACAGGGTGTGTGTATTTATTGGAAAACGTAATACCGGTAAATCAACCCTAGTGAAAGATATCATGTACCATAAGAAACATCTTCCAGCTGGTATAGTTCTCTCAGGAACGGAGGAGGGGAATCACTTTTATTCGGAGTTTATACCGGATCTATTCGTGTATGGTGATTACGATAGAGACGCTATAGAGAGGGTCATGGCAAGACAGAGAAAGTTAGTGGGTGCAGGTAAACCGAATTGTGGTGCTTTCATGCTTCTAGACGATTGTATGTATGACAATAAGTTCCTCAAGGATACATGTATTAGACAATGTTTCATGAATGGGAGACATTGGAAGATTTTCTTCATGTTGACCATGCAGTATTGTATGGATCTCCCACCAGCCCTCCGAGCAAATGTTGATTATATATTTTTACTAAGGGAAAATATCCTTCAAAATAGAGAAAAATTGTATAAATCCTTCTTTGGTATCTTTCCCAATTTTGATATGTTCAATAAAGTTATGGATGCGTGTACAGAAAACTATGAATGTCTCGTGTTAGATAATACAGTAAAATCAAACAAGATACAGGATTGTGTATTCTGGTACAAAGCAACTGTTCGGAAAAACTTTAGAGTTGGAAGTCCAGACCTCTGGAAACTTCACAACAAAATGTTCAACCCCAAGTATCTCCAGCAGAAAGAAGATGATGCTAAAAATGCAAACAAGAAGACAAAATTAAAGATTACGAAGACGAAATAACGAAGATATACTCTATAACTTTACTTGGGCGATTCTTTAGGTTACGACTTCCTCTATAACAATTATAATCAATTTCAATCTTCTCATAAGTATATGGTTTGAGAATATCATCCCATTCATCGGGTTTAATAAACCCCTCATTATTATAAGACACCAAGGTATGTTTAGCTTTTTCAGTAGCCAATTTTAAGGTAAGTTCCATAGCCTCTCTAATTTGCTTTTTGTAATTATACTGACTTTTGTTCCAATCCACTGGGATACCTGATACTTTTGAAACTGTATGAGGTCTTTCATTTGTACAAATGAGATTTAACATGAAATAATTTGAACCATAAGGGTGTTGATTATACGGTGGATCCAGGTAAATGAGATCTACCTTTGGTAATTCCCTCAAAAAGTCACATGCATCTTTACGATGTACTTCAACTTCTCTAGCGGGTTCAAGCCATATTGGGTGTTGAACTTCAATTCGTTTAGTAATTCTGTCTACAGCGTGTCCACCCTTCCCACCCCACCCACCTTTATGAAAACCCTTGAATACCCCAGATGTATTCGTATGAATACTCGCTTTCACTATAAGCGGCCCTAGACAATAAGGTTTTAGATTTTCAGGTACATTTTTTTCAATGTAGTCAATCATAGCGTCAATTCTGTGAGCATTTTCTGGTGTATAAAAGCACCTCTCACATGAATCATTTGGTGAATATAGGTCGGTGATAAGTCCATTTTTAGCAGGTAATGTATTCATACAATTAATATGTTCAGTAATATCTTCCTGATCACACCAAGATGGTGTTTTCAAAAAACATTGGGATAAAACTTCACAATATCTCTCAAGATCATTTACATATAACTTTTTACAGTGTGTGAGAAACATCCTTGATACTACACCAGATCCAGAAAATGCATCCACAAATGTTTCAGGTTTTAATCTCTTCACTACATCTTCTATAGTATCTACTAACTTCCTCTTATTACCTATGTATGTTATCATAGGTTGGTGAACATAATTGTTCATATCTACTGTGATAGAGGATAACTCCCTTAAGCGACTCCTGTGCAACATGTTTCATAATTTCAAAGCGTTCACTTGCTTCCCATATAGAACTTTTGTGGGGGAATTCATCATACTTATGGGTCTTAACACAAAAAGTTGCAAACTCCCTGTTGACATCCTTTCTTATATCTATTTTTGACAATATATCTGATACGTCAAAACTTGAATCTTTATTCATTTCCCAAACTAATGGTTTTCTTCCAAAGTTTGAGAGTGGACCGATTCTGTGAATTATACTTTCACTACTATGGAAGTCGCAACCCGCAGCAAACACCAAATAAGGTGAAATTGGTAAGTCTTTGAATAGATGCCATGATGCATTCAGATTTTTGAATACTCTCTCAATCGCATTACCTAAACCTTGTTTTTTCATGGTCTTTGAGAGTCTTAGATCATTTGTACCTTGGTATTTGTCCTCTACGATCAGGAAACAATATTTCTTGTTATCGATGACAATAAAAAAGATACCACCATCCGGACTCATGAAACACTTGTTATTACCATATCCTTCAATCAATTCAGAAACCTTGATACTTTTCTGCCAATGAAACGTGGCATTTACACCAAGTTGTTTGATATAGTCGGAACAAAAACGTTTAAAATCGTCCAGGATATAATTTAACGTGTACTCAGAATCTTTGCACACACCAGAAGCAATAGCCGACCCTAGATGAATATTTTGTAAATGCGACATACTTTTTTACAATTATGTGTGTAACTTAGGTTATTGCGTTACTTAACTATATCAAAAACATGATAGTATATCAGATGTCTTCTGATATAAATACACTTAATCTCACTGACAATGGTGATGGGATGGTACCATTACACGATAACCCATCAACTACTTTTGCACCTCCACCACCAAACCGTGAAGCGTTTTCACAACCTGAAAAAAATGTACATACAAATAAACAGACGATGGACTCTACTCCTATTAACGATATTATGATGGATGCCCCAATGATGGCGGAAGAGCCCAGGATGCAAGGAATGATGCCACAAATGACTGCCCCTAATCCTCAGGGTGGGTATGCCGCTCCCCAAGCGCAGCAGGCGGCGCCTGAGAGTAAGAACCCTCTCAACCTCACTGACGATCAGATGATTGCCCTCGTCGCGGGTGCTGCCACTGCCCTCGCGGTGTCCAAGCCTGTTCAAGATAAGCTGGTGACCTCTATTCCCAAGTTCCTTAACGAACAAGGGAGTAGAAGTGTGGTTGGTCTTGCGTCTACCGGTATAGTTGCGGCTATTGTCTTTTACTTTGTGAAAGACTACGTCGTGAAGCATTAAACATTGGATTCCCAACCCATATTAGAATAGATTGATTTATCAATACCTGAAGAATAGGTAATTAAAGCTCCAATGGATAACATCCCCATGAGCAAGGCATTCGTTTTAAGTGTCTTGCCCTTGTCAGTTCCATATTCTTTCAGATCTTCCTTAGTTTTCTTAAACAACTTGTTAAAAACGTATGTGAGAATTAAAGCGATTACACTGGTGGCGAAAAAGAATGAACGATCTACCGCGAGTTGTGGTACACGTCCAACCATCATGTGGAATACATTAGGAATAACCACAGTCAACCATATCAGGTTAACGTAGTAGTTGGTGAACACATTTGGTATCTGAGTAACACCATATATAGCAACCCAGTACC